CAAAGAACTTCTTTATCTCGTTCTTTTAAAAATTCTTCTTCGCCTGCGTATGTGCTACACTGTTCAAGCTCGTCTTCGATGTGCCAAAGTAATTTGTACAGGTCTTGTTTGCACCGCCAAGTATTAAATCCGTCCATTCGAGGATCGGTACCCGCAAATGTTATTTTGCGTATTTCATTTTTAATTTGGTCTATGTTCCAATCTATTATCATATATAGTATATAACAAAAATAGAGAAACAAGTGAAGGAAAAAGGCAGTGCCGTCGAACACTACCTTTCCGTTTTGTTACAGTCCGTTAGGAACGATAACGTAATGTATTAACAGTACAAGGGCAACACTTGCTCCAAGTCCTATCATCATTTTCATAAAGTCTCTTCCAACTAATGGAAACACACTTTTAAATTTATGCTTGCCTGTAAACTGTGCAATAGCAAGTTCACGTCCAGCCAACATACCAACGAACACCCAAGTTGTTGACATAGGTATATCGTTTAGTTCTTTAAAGAAGTACAAACACATCCAATAGAACAAGTCAATTAGCGTTGCACTTCTTACATAACGAGTGTTATGTTTTTCTAGTACAATGTTCTGTATCTTGCCGCCACGTTCTCTAAACATAAAGAACAAGCCTCCTACAAATACAAAACTAATCAACACCATTAGATCCACAGGCACTACTCTTGGAAGGAATACTGCAATGTTGGCCATGTCATGTGACAACCAAGTCCACCACAAGCCTCCTGTTGCAAACCACTGTGCTATACGCCAATAATTTTTGTTCTTCTCTTGTACTGCTACACCTTCGTCAAGTGTTCTACTGACCACATACCATACTCCGTATGCGAACATTGCCGCAATGCCGTAGCCCATGATGCTCTTCATCAACATCTTTTCTAGCACAAAAGTACTTGCAAAAGCACTCAACACTAGAAAGGAGGTTGATACCGGGACACCAAGCCTTGTTAATAATACAAGTATGCCTGGAGCGGCTGCGTGATACCATTGTATTTCTTCCCATGGTATTTTATTAAGTCGACCGTAACTGATGTCACCGCCATTTGTATACCAACCATACCAGAGTGTTGCAAGTAATACTGCACTTGCGGCTCCCCATAAAGTTTTGTAGTTGAATCTCTCATTGTTTGATGCCATCCATGTACCGAGAGTTTGTACTGAATCATTTGCTATCACAGCATATGCTGCGAATAGGAACCCTGTCAGGCTCCATAGGGTGAGTGCGTCCATTAGTTTCTCCTTTGCTTGCCGCTTTTTCCACGGCGCTCACATGTTACGTAGGCTCGACGTTGCCTACCGTTTATTTATTTTACGAAATTATTTGTATTATGTCAACCGGACTCAAAAGAAAAGACACCGAAGTGCCTTTTCCTGCTATGTTTGGTAACAAGGTCTAACTACCTCGTAACAGCCTAGGCTGCTAATTGTATATTTGCTTCTGCAATTATAAAGTTTGTTCGCGGTAACGGCGCTTACATCCCGGTAACTCCACGCTCCTATTAACTACCAGTCGATCCTATTTCGACCCCATCATAAACACATTCCCAGTTTATCAGATCTGTTGCTTAGTGCTATACACTTAGCAGAATGTGTTTATGGTGGAGTCGCCGGGTACCGCCCCCGGGTCCTGTATAGCGTTTGAATTGCTTCAACGTTACAATATTATTTATACACTACTTTTTGTATTGTGTCAACCTAAGATTAAGTCCATAGCAAACTTTTTATCTTCTATTTCTTCAGCCGTTAAGCCTTCTTCTTTCTTTTTAGGTCTAATTGGTTCTAACCATGTGTCTGCTATGTAAGCACGAGGACTAGGTCCTAATTGTATTGTTAGATCATCTGCTTCGATCCACCAGTAATGATCTGAAACTAATGCTGTGCTTAGTATTCCTCTGTATTGAAATACTTCCTTTGCATCAAACTTACCTATATATTCTACAACTTTAACAATCCTGCCTTCGTTGGCTGGATTAACGGAATATATTATTCTTGCTAAATCACCTTGTTGACACTTCATTTTTTACCTTCTTCGTATTTCATTAGTAGAGTATTTAATTGATCTGTTTTAACTAACCAGCCAGCATCATTTACAACAAATACATCTCCTGGTTTATATAGCCAATGATCTCGTTGGGAGCCGTCTGCGGCAACACCCATAACTTCACCTTCCCATTCGCCACTTACTTTAAAGTTTTCGCCTGCTTGATCAATTCTATAATCAATCCACATCATTCTAATATATCAGCGATCTTGTGTGCAAGTTTTCTAAACCACATTTCGTCATGTCCTCTTGTTGTTTCAGCAGCCGTTCCAATTCTAATTCCACTTGTTTCAACAAACGAACGAGGGTCGTTTGGTACACCATTTTTATTAACTGTAATACCGTTTTCTTCTAATAAGTCGGCTGCTTGTCTACCACTGTATTTGCTATCGCTTAGATCCATTAGAATAATATGACTGTCTGTGCCGTTTGTTTGTACTGGCATATCACGCTGTCTAAACACGTCACACATAGCTTTAGCGTTGATTACAACGTCTTTAGCATATTGTTTATACTCAGGTGTATTAGCTTCAATAAAGCACTGTGCCTTTGCGGCAATGATGTGCATCAATGGTCCGCCTTGTGTGCCAGGAAAGATTGCTCCGTTGATACGCTTGGTGTATGATTCATCATTCCAAAGTATAATGCCGCCACGTGGTCCACGCAATGTCTTGTGTGTTGTGCTTGTAATAATATCTGCAATACCGACTGGGCTTGGATATGCTCCACCTGCAATCAATCCACTGTAGTGTGCCATGTCAACTAACAGCAAAGCATCAACTTCAGTAGCAATCTTTCTAAACTCATTCCAATCAATCTCACGTGGATAAGCACTTGCGCCTGCAACAATCATTTTAGGTTTTACTTTTACTGCAATTTCCATAATGTCGGCGTAGTTCAAGTGTCCGTCTGCATCAACACCGTAGGTGTGTGCATCGTATACTTTGCCTGAGATGTTAGGTGGACTGCCATGTGACAAGTGGCCGCCACTTGCTAGATCCATACCGAGGATTGTATCACCTGGTTTAAGGAACGCTTGGTATACTGCTGTGTTGGCATTAGCACCACAGTGTGGTTGTACGTTAGCAAAGTTGCATCCATACAATTCTTTTAGTTGTTCAATTGCTAGTGTTTCAATTTCATCCATGTGTTCACAGCCGTTATAGTAACGCTTACCTGGATAGCCTTCTGCATACTTATTTGTAAACACACTGCCTGACAGTGCCATTACTGCTTTACTCGCAAAGTTCTCACTTGCGATAAGTTCGATAGTACTTGATTGTCTATCTACTTCTTTATCGAGAATAGAATGTATTCTTTGATCCATTTACCAAATTCCTAAGTTTCTGCCGTTACCAGCTATTATGCTAAAACAGGTTACTACATGAAGTAGTATCCAAAAGGTGCGAAAAGCCAGGGCCTTCATTACACTACGTTGAGTGATAGGAAGGAACTCTGGCTTATCTTCGTCGGTTAGCCCTATTGGCATACCTACAGTACGAGCCCATGTTCTGAGCCAGCGGCGTTGTCCGCTCATATTACATACCGTTTTTCTTTTCTTGGATCTCTTTACGGCGCTCTTTAGTGAGCTTGCCTAAATCACCCAATGCTTTTCTAGCTCTAGCGGCTGCTGCCTTTACGCCTTTTTCTTCAAACGTTGCGTGTTCAGCTAGGTAGTTGTTGTACGCTTGTACAATATCGTCGTGATGTGTCATAATTTCTCCTTTCTTATTTTACTATTTTTATTTAATGTACCTACACCTAAGGGGTGTTAGATGTGGGATCGCCTACATTGACGTCTGCGCTGCCTGATGAGGCATGACCACATGTAGCAAGGTCACCTGCGTTTACAACAGCAACTCCGCCAACAAATACATTGTTGGTGTCTGCTACCATAGTTGGACTGGCATGAGCGCCATTCCCGTGACCTGCTACACTATCGCCGTCAACAATGACCAGTTCACTGTTTGCAAAAACAGTAGACTGACTTGGAATTAAATCTCCTCCAGCTGTATCATTGTTTCGACTAATGCCACCCATTAAGTTAAGATGCCAGTTGTTTGTTGTGTATAAGACTTAGCCACACCTTCGTCTGACTTAATTACACACGACACTGCTGACTGCTTAATACTTACAGGTGTGTCTGGGCTTGCTGAGAACATAAAAGGTGCTAAACCTAATCCGTCCTGTGTTTGCACTAGCATCATTGGCTTGTGCATTTTATACATATCATTCTTTTCGTCATCTAATCTTCCGATGACTTCTTCGCCTGATAGTAATTTTAAAGAGACTGTGTCTCCTATTTTATATGGTACTTCTAAAATCATAAAGAATATCCTGTTCCGTTAAACCCTGTGTCTTCGCAATATTTTACTAGGCTGTCATAGCCTCCAATTACTTCGCCGTTAATAATTATTTGAGGTACACTCCTCGCATTTGGTACAGACTCGAGTAAATCTTCTCTTGTCCAACCATCACCTATCATACGTGTTTCATATGTTAGATGTAATTGATTTAACTTTGCTTTTGCTTTAACACAGAAAGGACAGTTATCCTTTGACCATACAATAATACTTGATGATTGGGTCATAATGAAAATCCTTTGAGTGAGTCTTTGCTCACATCTTGTTTAATGCCACCGATAACATACGACTCAACTTCTGTCTCTTGCGGTGCAACTTGCAAGCCTGAGCTAGATAGCCAATGCGTTGTCCACGGTAACGGGTTAGTGTTTACTGGAGCATCGAATATAGTATTCAAGCCCAGTGCTTTTAGTCTACGATTAGCAATATACTCTACGTATTGATGTAAGAGTGTATCGTTTAATCCTATCATCGAGCCATCTTTAAATAGATAATCGGCCCAATCCTTTTCTTCTGCTACGCATTCACGCCACAAGTCATATACTTCATCTTCGCACTCTTTAGCAATCTTAACCATTTCTGGATCGTCTTTGCCTTGAGCCCAAAGTTTAAGAACGTGTGTGCTTAATGCAAGGTGCTGTGCTTCATCTCTAGCAATAAGGCTAATAATTTTAGCACTACCTTCCATTAGTTTTAATTCTCCAAATGCAAATGTACATGCAAAGGAAACATAAAAACGTAAACCTTCAAGAATATTTACCGTGTGCATTGCTAGGTAAAGTTTCTTTTTGACTTCTCGTAAGCTACCTTCGCCTTTGTGATTGTAAGCATCGGCTGCGGCAGTAAATGCATCATAGTGTTTAGTAACACTTTCTGCACGAGCAATAATCTTTTCATCATCAAGGATTGTATCAAACACTTCACTTGGATCAGCATACACATTCTTCATAATGTGCGTATACGAACGTGAGTGAATTGTTTCAAAGAAATCCCAAGTAACAATACATCCTTCTAGTTCAGGCAATGATACATGCGGCAAAAATGCTAGACATGGACCACGTCCTTGTACACTGTCAAGTAATGTTTGATACTTTAAGTTTGATGTAAAGATATGTTTCTGCTCAGGACGAAAGTTAGCAAAGTCTGCACGGTCTTTTTGTAAACTTACTTCTTCAGGCCTCCAAAAATAACCAAGCATAGTCTGGTTAAGTTTATCAAAGACAGGAAACTTAAATGTATCATATCTCTGTGTGTTTTGATCTGCTCCGAAGAACATGTTTTGTTTTGTAAAGTCTACTTTTTCTTTGTTAAAAACTGTTTTTGCCATCTCTCATTCCTTTATGTGCTATTTGATAATACTATCGTTTGTGAAGGTTGTCAACCATTAAATGTTGCATGCCTCACATTCCTCATCATCGCCGTCAAATTCACCCTGCGCTAACGGCGCTTCTTCTTTATCGTCTTCGATCTCACTTGGATCTGTTTTATAATCATATGTGTTTTGGTAGTAACTAGTCTTCCATCCGTACTTGTATGTGTTTAGTAAGTCCTGGATCATTACACTCATTGGTACTTCGTTGTTTTCAAAGTGCGTTGGATTGTAACTCCAGTTACCACTAATTGCTTGATCAAAGAACTTTTGCATTACTGCAACAACATTTATATAACCTTCGTTGCTAGGCATTTCCCATAACAACGTATAGTGATTCTTTAGTGTTTGATACTGTGGAACAATCTGCTTAAGAGGCCCTTTCTTGGACTTCTTAACGGACAAGTAACCTCTAGGTGGTTCGATTCCATTTGTTGCGTTCGACACAAC